TATTCGTTGGAGTCGATACCGAACCGGCCCCAGTTCGTGGAGTCGCCGTCGACCGTCACCGTGACGGACCCTGCCGGCGAATTGGACAGGATGGCCAGACGCCCGGATCCGTCGCCCCAGAACTGCTTGTTGAGCTTCGAGGGGATGTAGAGCATGAGAGCGTCGACTTCCGCCTTGACGAGTTCCTTGACTGCCCCTGCACCCTTGCCGCATGCCATGGCGAGGCCGTCGAACTGCAACGTTCCGTATCCACCCCTCTTCATGAAATAGGTGAATTCGTTGTAGTATCCCTGGTCTGCCGTGGGGAACGTGGAGGTGTTGGACGCACGGAAGGACTTGGGCGTGGCCGTGAGGACTTTCGTCACTCCGTACTTGCCGAGACAGTCTTCCGTGTTCGTCTTGAAACGATCATAGACGGATGTGTTTTCGTAAAGAGCGATCTCCAGCCCGGGCTTGATGAACTCGAGGAAGAGTTTATTCAGGCCGGTCGTGGAGAGTTGCGCGACTGGCATATTACCCTCCGGTAAGTGCTTTGATTACGTCGGGGTCGTTGAACCCCGCGTCCAAGTAATCATTGAACGACTTGCCCTTTGCCTCAGATGGCTTTCCCGACTTAACGGTATCCACGGACCTTCTTGCACCAGGAAGACTCGGGGGAATGATGTCCCTCGGATTTTCGGACAACTTAGCCTTGACCTTTGAGGCCAATCCCGGAAAGTTCTTGAAGAAAGCATCGGGGTCCATATTGTCTGTGATCGAGAGAGCGTCTCTCGTCTTCTGTTGTGCTTGATGGACTTCCATAACGCTTTCCTTGAGGATCTGCATTGCGTCAGGTTGCTGTCCGGCTTTCTCTGCTGCCGTCTTCTTGGAGGTGATGATGGATGCCAACTGGACTTCGGTCAGATTCACGCCTTGGTCGTCAATGATATCTTCGTAAGGATGTGTCTCTCTTTCCTTGGCGATAGTTGCACGAATAAGGGTATCTGCCTTTTCCTGCTGAATCGCCATTGTGACCGCCTCGATCTTGTCGATCTTGGCGCGTTGGGCCACAAACTCTTTCACCATCTTGATTTCGTGAGGTTGAGCGAATCGAGGATCTATCTCGAATTCTTGATAGACCTTCGCCTCTGCCTCCGGAATCGTGGCTTCCTTCTCGTCCTTGGTGGCATTGAATTCTTCCGGCCGTTCGGACTTCTTCATCTCCATCAGTTTGTCGAGGGTCTTGTTGAGTTCGATCGAAGCATCGGCAAGACGCTTCTCCTCTTCCTTGAGCTGACTCTCCGCTGTCCTTCTTTCGTCGGCCAACGTCTGAGTCTTCTTGGTGTAGTCCAGACCCTTACTGGCGAGAGAATCGTATTCCTCTTCGGAATAGACCGGAACTTCTTTACCCTGGACCTTCAGGATCTTGTAAGGAGTTTTTTCTGAGGTCGACACATCCGGTTTCGACTCTGACTTTTCCGCGGCTGGAACAGGCTTTGCCTTTTCCTTGGCCGTCGCCTCTTGCGAGGTCGTGAGTTCCAACTCGCTCCAACCCTTCTCGAACAGAGAGTCGAAGGATTCGGGCTTATCCTTAGACTGCGCTGCCGCTTGGTCTTTCGGTTCTGACATGATTCTTGTTTCTCCTTTTAATATGGCAACTGATCTTCAGTTTGCTGCACGGTCTGATCTGCCGCCGTTACCGGTGGCCCTCCCTCTCCGCCCTGGGCCGCCTGATTCCCTGCGAGTTTCTGAGTCAGGTCTGGCTGTGCCGCCTGTTGTGCTTGCTGTGCAAGTTGGGCGAGGAGTTGAAGGTGAGCGAACAGATGCTTATTGAATGCCACCCACGTTTCCTTGGGCCATTGCTGTGCCTCTTCGGTCTTGGACGTGGCAGAGTGAGACGTGAGGTGGACTTCGTGACTGTCGTGGAAGAGTATCTGCACCCCTCCCTGCTCAAACGGCTTGTTGTATGTCCCGTTGAGGAACGCCTGGTCTTCCCGGGAAGCGCGTTCCTTGTCCGAGTAACTCGCGCGGATCTCCTGCGAGATGTCGCCTTCCCAGAGAAGCTTGAAGATGACGTCCCATTCGATCGGTGCGCCGGCAGTCTTGAGGTCCAGGAGCATCCGCTGTTGGATCGTCTTGGACTGATGGATGTTGACGCCGATGACGAGTTTTACGTCGTAGTTTCCCTTGAGGTCGGCCCCGTTGAAATACTCGACGCTCGTCCGTTCATTCGTCCCGATGACTTTGACGAGCCTTGCCTCGTCGTAGTATTTCCCCATCATCTCGAGCCTGAACCTGGCTTCCTGTTTAAGTGCCTTATTGATCTGCCGGATCATGGGGTCGATCTTCATGTTCTCTTGGTCGACCATCATCGAATAGAGTGACGCCGGCGCGCGGGATGCGCCTTCTGGAAGTTGTGAGTAACTGACTTCATGGACGTTGGAGACGATGTCTTTTGCGGCCAAGAGGAAGTCCCTGTGGTTGAGAACCTGGGGAGACAACTCCGGCATGCTGAGTGGCTTGGGTTCGCCCTTCGTCAAGTCGCATTCGAGCAACTCAAACGAGTCCGTGGTGAACGCGCCTTCCTTGAGGATCGAACCCTGCGGGACCACCATCTTCGCTCGCCATCCCTCGATGTGTTCGGAGACGATGGAGTTCATCCGGTTGAAGTCGCGTTGGATGTCCTGAACATAATAGAGGGGTCCGTAATACCAGAAGGATGTCCCAAACCGCTTGTATCCGTATTTGAAATACGGGATCCTCCCAAGTGCCGGATTCGCCTTGGCCCAAAGGACCATGGATGGCATCGCTATGATAAGTCGTCCATTGGGATATTCCTTGCTCTTCTTCTCCCAATGCCAGGAAACGATATGTGTAGGTTCCGACTTATCGATATCCTTTTCCTTGATGTAAAGCCCTTTATACTTCTGTGATGGATTTATATTCGAAGCGTTCTTGATGTCTTCTGCTGATATGTCAGGAAAGTTTTCAAGGATCGCCTGTTCGGTAACTTCTTGGAACTCGATGAACCAACGGCAGTCCTCCATGCAACGAGCCGTCGGGTCAGGCCGGAGATTGAACACGGAAGGAACGGTCCCGATAAGTTCTCCGTCAACTTTCTCAGGTTCCACACCTTTCGGATTCTTGATCCATCCGAACTGACTGTTGTCCCAGGTCCACTTACGGAAAGCGTTCCCGGTCCTGATGAGGTCGTATTTCAGATCCTCATTTAGCGCATCAAGGTCGTTGATGTAATCGTTATGAGCGATTAGTCGAGTAGCTACCTGTGCGCCACGAATATCACCGAGTTCACTAGAATTCGGAAGTCCTTGGAACATGGAAACGAAGTTGATCTTTCCCTCAATGGTCTCTGCCAGAGGCTTCATGAGGTTGATGACAACTTTCTTTTTCCTCCGCTTCAACTGGACGGGAACCATGCTCCCTACCGAAGCATCCCACTCGGAGAACTGGTCCCCGTTCTCCCATTCGATCAGTTCCTTCCATTTCGGGTGGTGATTCTTGACCACCGGATGATCGAGAAACTGCCTCTGGATAAAGACGAGGTGTTCCGCCTCTTTGTCCATCGAGAGTATCGAACGGTCTATTGATTCGGGCATAGCCATCCTCAATACTTGAGATCAGCCTTGGAAGGCTCGAAATCCTGTTCTTTCTTCTCTCTCCGCATCGCATCTTCGATATGGAGTTTCTTCTCGATGGCGAAGAAGTTCTGAATCACGTTCACGAACTCTTTGTTCGCCTCGGTCATCTTGTTCACGGCCCGGACGAGATCGTGAGCGATGATATTCGCTTCTCTCTGGGCCTTCAGAATCTCGTCGAGGTTGAGATTGAGCGTCGCCCATCTCGCGAGAGAGACAACGTCCTCTTTCGGCTTTTTAATAAGAAGAGTCATTGTTCGCACCCTCCCGTTTTGCCTGTGCGTTCGCAAGAACTTTGTCCATCTCGATCTCGAAACTGGCCTCGACGTTAGGCTCCCACTCCCGACCGGATGGTAGGATCAATTTTGATTTTCGCTTAGGAATACGTCGAATGTCAAGTTGATAGGCCAAAGAATCTATCATATCGTCCCTTCCGGTCG